ATCAGGTATTGCATCATTAGCAACTTTAACAGTCAGTGGAGTTTCCACGTTCAGCAATCCGATAGACTTAAATTCTAATTTAGATGTATCTGGTTTTTCTACATTTACTAAATTTGTCGATGTTAATGGTGGTATAGATGTTACTGGACATACTGAACTTGATAATGTAAATGTATCTGGTCTTTCTACTTTTAACGATAAAGTTAAGATTGCTTCTGGTGGTTTAGATGTGACTGGTATAACCACATTTAATAATGATGTCACTATAACGACTGGTGCAACTATTGATAAAGTACAAGTTGGAGTTACGAGTCAAACTTTTGTTGATACTTCATCGGGAGATTTAACTTTAAAAGGTGATTCATCAAGCAATCAGGTTGTTGTAGATGCTAGTCTTCAGGTAACAGGTGTATCTACATTTTCTGGTGATGAGATAAATTTTAATACAAAACAATTTGAAGTAAATAGTCAGAGTGGTGAGAAAATGATTGTCGCCGATGATGACGACAGTGTAAAATTATATTTCAATGGAATTGATAAAATACAAACAGTTGGTCTTGGTGCATCAGTATTCGGACAATTAAATATCGCAAGATTAAATGGTGGTACTTCTTCACTGTCAACACATTTTGGATCATTAACATATGGAAATGAATCTGGTGGAAGACCATATAGTACGAGAAGATCACTAGATTTAATAAATGAGGACAGCGGAAATATTAATTTCTACTTAAATTCAAATAACATTGGTATTGACACAGGTAATTTCCATTGGCACAAAGGATTTAATGATTCCCAATTGATGACTCTTTTAAATACAGGAAATTTAGGGATAGGTGAAACTCAACCAGTAGAAAAATTACATGTTTCTGGAGGATCAACTTTTACAGATAATGCATTTTTCTCATCTAATGTGCATATAGATGGAAATTTAGATGTAGAAGGTAATTTAAATTCACTTTTCGTTGGTGATTTAACTGGTGATGTGACTGGTAATCTCAATGGTAATGTAAATTCTACTACAGGAATCTCAACATTTGGAGGTAGTGTAATATTTTCAGGACTCACAACATTTACTAGTAATCTTGCTGTAGGTAATTTCGTAGGAACCCACCCATTTTCAGTTAATACTTTTTCTGCTAACAGATTCTTTGTTGCTGCAAGCGGAAATGTTGGTGTAAAAACAACTGAAACTTTTGGTAATGATTTTCTTGTATCTGGTAGTGCTGTGAGTAATATTGTTGGTATTGGAACCACGATACCACTCTCAGCTGTTGATTTTGGTGCTGCTGGTCACAACATAACCAGTGGTGCATATGCGAATAGAATGTATATGATACCACCAAAGATAACTACTGCTCAAAGAAACTTACTTGTAGGTGGAGTATCTGGGGTAAGCACTGAAACTGGTGCCTTAATATTTAATACATCACTAAATAAGTTACAAGTATATAATGGAAATGGTTGGGAAACAATCACTAGCTCATAATTATGACTATTAATAAATCATCTGGAGATCCATTAAGTTTTGAAAATGATATAGCCGCAGAATTTGGTAATGGTGATTATTCTTTGGGACAATATCGTAGAAATGATCCACGTTTTACAAATAAAAATGCTGGTAATTTAACAAATTTACGATTAGATTCTGGTATTCCAGTATCAGGAGAAATAAAGTTTAGTGATTTTTATGGTAAAAAATTAAATATCGTTGTTAATTATTATAATGGAGGTAAAGAAATTAGAGAAACTGTTGGTAGAGCTACGTTATCTGCCACACATAGATTTAAAGCATCACCAGCAAATAACCCAACAAAAGTTGTTGGTGGATTTAAATCGATACCAGCCTCAACTGTAAGTAACGCTAATGGCAATTATACATTAACATCAACTCAATGGAGAGGTGGTAAAAAAGTTATTGTTCATGTCAATAAAGAGATAGGAGGTGTACAAGTTGATTCTTCAAGTGCTGGAAATAGAAATCAGGTTTCACTTCGCACTGGAAGTTGGCCATCAGGCACAGAGTTGCAAATTGATGTAGGTTCTTCAGGAAGAATTCAAGGAAGTGGTGGTAAAGGTGGAAATGGATCTGGTACTAGTGGTAATGCCCAAGACGGTTCTACAGGTCGAAGTGGGTTAGGTATTGAATATGCTGCTACTATTAATAATAGTGGAACCATAAGATGTGGATATGGAGGAGGTGGTGGTGGTAGTGGTGCTGCCAATGATCCATCAGATAAGAGCACTACCGACTACGGAAGAGGTGGTGGTGGAGGAGGTGGAGGAGCTGGTATCCCTGCTGGACTTGGTGGATCAAAAGGTGGTGGTGGTTTTAATGGTGATCCCCCAGTAAATGGAACTGATGGTGGTAATGCTACTAAAGATAATGGAGGTGCTTTTGGTCCAAGTAACCCTGAGGAAGGTGCTAATGCTGGTCGTGGTGGTGAAGGTGGAGATCTTCTTGCAGCAGCTGGAAATGGAGTCAAAGGAACTCAGAATAGACCAGGTGTTGGATATCCTCCACCAGGAGAGAAAGGAAATGGAGCTACTGATGGAAGAGCTATATGTTACAGAACTACAGCAATTCGAAATGCCAGTGACCTTAATGGAAATGGTGTAGGTGGCAGAAGAGGAGGTCAAGTAACGGTGGCATTTACTTAACTTATTACATTAACTTATTACATTAACTTATTATGATTACTGATTTTATTACAATTTATGAAAACGCACTAACAACTGAATATTGTGAGGAATGGATTGAATATATTAATTATTTAAGAAGTGAAGGATTGATCATTAGAGAACCAGATAAATCACATCTACGAGATCACGAGACCATAAATTTTTTAAATGATGATGCTTTTAATTTAAATTCAACTGATAAATTGTCAAGGAATTTTTTACCAGCAATAAAGGAGTGTGTGGACAATTATTTGCAAGATTATAGTTTGTTAGGTGATTCTAATTTTTTATTATATGATGTTAAGGCAAAGAGAATACCAATTGGTGGTGGATTTCATCAATGGCATTATGAAAATGCTGCATTTTGTACCGCTACGAGAAGATTTGTTGTTCAGGCATATCTGAATACTATAGACGAGGGTGGGGAAACTGAGTTTTTATATCAAAACAGAAGAATAAATGCAGTTCAAGGAACAGTGGTCATTTGGCCAGCAGGATTCACACATGTTCATCGTGGTAATCCACCAATAGGACAAGACAAATATATACTTACAACATGGGGTATGTTGCAAGAATAATTGTAAATACCAATTAACTTTAATAAATTATGAATATTATTTTCAAAATAGAGGAATATTTACCTGAAACTGAGCAAATATTGGTAAGATTTTGTGAGGAAAAATCACATCTTTGTATTGATAGATATAGATCTATGGTGATAGATTGTAAAAATTTAGATTGTTATAGTGCTGATACGTTTGCCTATAGTTTAATGAGAGATTATGGATCAATTAAATTAAGAATACAGAAAGACCAACAACCAATTCTTCCTGAAAACATGGGTAGTGAAATAGATGGTAAATTAAATATACAAAATTTAGTGGGAAAAGTTATAAAGATGAAGGAAGAAAAAAGATCTATGACTCTGTTGAAAACAAGGAGAGTAATATTATGAGTGTAAATAGATACTTTAAAAAATGTCTAGATTTTTCTATTTGTTGTTCTATTGGTGATGAGGGTGTGGTTCATGCAGAACATGAAAGAGAAAGATCAACCATGTATCAAATCATGGTTAAAGGTTCTGGTAAAATAGGAATACCATTTGAAAATAATTCTGTCGAGATAGCAAAAGCTCCTGCCTTTGTAGATATGAAAAAATATATGGGAAAACATACTGTATTTCAGTCTGATGAATCATTTATGATGTATGGTTTTAATACATTAGATAAAAATCAAATGTGGGATGCGAAGTTAGTTACTGAGTCCTTTCAAGGTAATGATTCTTATCGTCTTGTATGTTTTGATGGTCGACCTATTATAAATGGTGTAGAATTAGAAAGAATGGATTATGCACAGTTAGAGAATAAAGATTACAACGTACAAATAAATGATGGTATGGTAGGATTATTCTGGAAAATATGATTACGAGAAAAGACTTATATAAAATATATGATTGGGCAAAGAACACTAAATTTCCACTTAAGAAAGTTCCTACTGCAGGGGAATATAGTAATAAGGATATTTTCATATGTTGGTTAAAAGGAGCAGGGAAGAAAGTTTTAATTCGCAAAAAGTTAATGACTGATGAAATACTAGATATTTTTTCCAATGAAGATATAATTTATGCGAGTTATTCTTATTTTGATGGTGGAACTATTTTAAACCCACATCGAGATCCCGATGTATATCCTCATAGATACAAGAGAATACAATTACCTCTAAATATTCCGAGTAAAAATCATTGTTTTATGATATGGGGTAATCAAAAAGTCACTTGGAGAGAAGGTTTCGCACAAACATATGACGTTATGAATGTAATACATGAAGGATACAACCTATCGACAAAACCGATGGAATTTGTTATGATAGATGTGAAGATTAATGCAGTAATTGAAGATGAAAATAACTCGTAATGAGATTATGTTACTGAGAGGAGTCTTATATACAAAGAAAATGTATAAAAATGCGAAGCATATTCCTCATGGTGTTGTTATATGGGAAGATTGGATGGAAGACAGTTTTAAAAAAGTAAATGATTATATAAAAGAACATTATCCTGATATGCCAGAATGGAAATGAATATTAAAAATATATACATACCTTTGTATGGTTTGTTTCGAAAGGTATATTTAATCATAAAAGGGATCGAAAATAGAGGAGTCTTACTTGTATCGAGGTAAGACTCTTTTTTGTGTGTTCATAGGTGGTCAGATCACAAGGTGTCACATACGCTTGTGATATGCATAGTATGGTGTTATAATGTGTATATAAACAACTTAAATTATGATTCCCCCTGAACTACAAAAAGTACAAGAGTATTTGGACACAATTGATTTTGAACTTTGTACAAAATATTCAGATGGTCGTAGAAATAGTGCAGTAGATGAAGATATTATAATTAAACTTCTTCAAGATGAATTTGGTGAAGAGAATATTATTGACGGTGAAGATCGTTTTTGGTGGGATGTAAAAATATTTGGATACTACGTTAATATTAAAACATCTGATTTTACTAAGAAAGCATCAGACAATATCAGTTCGTTCGCAGGTATACTATATGCTTTTACTCAAATACCCGCTGATGAAATTAGTAAGCATCCAAAAAGTCAGCAATTCCTTAGTGCTTTGAAAGGCACAAGAGATGTAGATAATGGTAGAGATTATTCTTTACTTGTCGTTGATAAGTCAACTAAGAATGTATATGTAAGTTCAGTCAAAGCACTTGCTAAGATTACTGCAAATGGTAACAACTTACCTTTCCAAATTAATTGGAGTAAGAATACTGTACCAGTTGAACGCACTCATAGACAGGCATATGATTTTGTGGTAGAATGTATAAAGAAAGGTATTAAAGCACAAAGAGCAAAGTGGGAAGGATATGATGAGTTATGATTTACAACTAGGTAATTGCCTAGAATTAATGAAAGAGATACCAGATGAGTCTGTTGATTTCATTTGTTGTGATCCCCCATATGGAACTACATCTATTAAATGGGATGAGATTCTAGATTTTAACTTGATGTGGGAGCAGTATGGTCGAATCATAAAACCGAAAGGTATGATCGCATTATTTGGATCTCAACCATTCTCTGCACAATTAATATGCTCTAAATTGGAGTGGTTCAAGTACGAATTGGTATGGAATAAAAATAAATGTGGTTCGCCAGGTCTTGCAAAGTATCGACCTATGAAAACACATGAGAATATACTTATGTTTGCAAAGAAAGCAGGTGGAACATATAATCCAATTATGGAGAAAGGAGAACCATTTAAAAGACAAAGTAAAAACCCAGAGGGGTATGTAAGTAAGAGAAACGATCATGGGTATGGACTCAAACCTGTTAAAGGTTTTGAGAATAAAGGAACACGTTATCCTAAGTCAATTTTGAATATATCAAGAGATTTCTCTGCACAACAACAAGTACATCCAACACAAAAACCAGTTCCATTATTGGAGTGGTTAATAACAACATTTTCTAATGAAGGAGAAACCGTATTGGATAATTGTATGGGATCGGGATCTACTGGAGTTGCAGCAGTTAAACTTAACAGAAAATTTATAGGTATGGAAACAGAAGAAAAATATTTTCTTGTAAGTGAAGAAAGAATTATTAATCAGAGGGTTGACATTGATTGGTTGA